TGCTGGATGGTGTAGTTGCCATCCGTGGCGGAAATGACCATCCCATCCGTGGGGGTCAGCTCGAATGAACCCGTGTCATGCAACACGAGTTCGACGGCATCCGATTGAATCTGAACAAACGCAGAGAAGACGCTGCTGCGGGTGATTGGACGACGCTCCGCACGAATGTTCTGAGCAATGATGGCGTCCTCAGAGTCGGTCAGATGGACCGTCTCAAGGCCCGGCATCTTGGCGTTCATCGCAGCGAATTTCTCAGGACTCAGCATGTCACACCACCAGTCTCTTGAATGGAGCGATCAGGCTTTCGACGGAGCCGAGCATCTTCGCCATATCCGCAGGATTGACCCGAGTGTAGTTGTAGTAATCCATATTCTCTGACTGGAGAGGCATCCCCTCACCTCGCGTCAGTTTGATCTGAGCCACCATCTGGGTGACGGCCAGAACCAAGTCAGCCGGGGCTGAACCCGATGGCCATCCAGCCTTGTAGGTGACTTTGATATTCCCCATCCCGTCACCGGGGACAGAGTTCAACGCCCCGACAGAGGCTTGAGGACGCGGCCAAGTGCCGTTGATCTTCCAGACTCGACCGCTCATGGAAGCGATCCCGGATCCTGTTGGCTGGTCCACTCTCAGTGCGTAGTCGACGCCCGCCTGAAGCACCTCGGTGTAATCACCAGTGCCTTGTCCTGCGTATCCTTCGTGATCAATGGAGAGGCTGGAGATGAACTGAACTGGTGTGTGTCGAAGCCAGAAGGTGTTGGTTCCGGTCCCGGAATAGAACTCCGTTACCTCGACTTCAGAGAGTTGCCGGTCAATCTTCCGTGCAATAGCGACTTCACACTGAGCGATCCACGTGACCAGCACCGAATCGAGATCATTGTTCTTGATCCCCATGTGTGCTTTGACAGATTCTGGTGTGGTAATCGGCATGTCTCTGTGTTGATGCTCAGGAACACGGACAGGGCAGGAACCCAACCAGACTAGGCGGCTTCCAGCACGTAATCGATGATGATGTCAACGCCGGTGGCAGTCGTCGCATCGGATCCTGTCTTGCCAACAGTGATCGCTTTATTTTCGTCGCAGGCAGCGAAGCTCGCTCCGTCTGCAAGAACAGTGACACCAGTAGCACCAGGCTGAAGCACTGTGCTTTGCGTCAGATTCGCCTGAGCGAATGTTGCCAGCTTCACTCCTGACGCGGCCTGCGTTCCCAGAACGTCGACGGTGGTCACAGCGCCAACCGCACCGCCATAGGCAATCGCCTTGACGTTCACGAGCCGGTATTTGAATCCCGGAACAGCAGGAAGCAGCTCAGCACCAGCGTTGATCTGACCAATCGTGAACCGCTTCCGCATGTTGCAAACGGCACCCGCAACAATGGAGCTCTCAACAACGAGACGACCGTTGTTGCCGTCGATCGTGCAAATGTGATCCCCATCGGGCACGTTGCGAAACACAAGGTTGCCGTCTTCCCAGGCACTTTTCACGTTGGCAACAGGCATGGCTCAATTCCACTTGAAAGCAGGTGACTTGGTTCAGACTTCTCCGGCCAGTATGAAGCGTCAGTTCACACTGGCTCGAACGTGTTTCCGGAATTCAGCAACTCGCTTCTGAAGTGGAATGCCATCTTCCGGAACGAAACGCTGATTGGCAGGATGATCGAGGGGAACGTTCGGGCAGTATGCGTGCGGATCGCAAGGAAGCTCTTTGTAAATCGGCTCACCTGTGCTGGGATCGGTCACATCGTGAAATCCGGTGCCGTCGTTCTTGGCACGCTGCAGTTTCACCTTCACCATCTTGCGAGGCTTTGGCGCCACAGGATCAGCAGACAGTTCACCTGCCTTGATCTTGTTCAGGACAGCCTCGAAGGCCACAGCCTTTTTGAACGCTTCCAGCGCTGCACCTTCATGCGTGATTCCAGCGCGCGACATGTCGCGATAGATTGCAAAGGCCCGTTCTTCGACGGTATCAGTGATCGTGGATGCAGTTGTTTCTTTTGACATGATGAATGCTCCGAGTTCTCACGGAATTTGCCTGGTCTCTCACTGCCGCAAGCCCGCACGAAGGCGGGCTGCGGTGTCGGGACGCGGCACAAGCGTCGACAAAGGAAGGATCAGGAAATCGCTGAGAGCGGAATCCGCTGTGCGTAGCGGTTGCCACAGCCGATCCAGAATCCGCAGACAACGACGGCGTTGCTGACATCATCCCCTTCGTGATCCATCGAGACGTACTTGAATCCGCCCGCACCGTCGAGCGAGTCAGTCATCACTTCGACAAGGATGACAGCTGCCCCAGTGTCGGCAGCGAGATCGATGTTTCCGCCCTTGGCAGGGACAGCATCCAGATCGAAGTCACTTGATGGAGCTGCAAACTCGACTTCAGTGAACCGGCCAACATTGGCGAGTGTTCCTACCTTGTGAAAGAGGCGGGAGACCGGAAGCGCCTTGGATGTCCCACTGGTTGCGGCCGTGTGCTGGAGAGGCTGGAAGCTGATGTCGTCTCCGCCAGTGCCTGCCGGCTTGATCAGACAGTAGTAAAGGCGATCGTAGAGCGACGCATTGACTCGATCGCCTGTGATGTCTGAGTTGGCGTCCGCAGTCCCTGCAGTCGACGGGATGAGGTCAAAGCCCTGCTCGAACAAGTTTGCGTTGAATCCGGCGTTCATAATCTTTCCCCGCAGGGTGTCTGAAGAACAAAAAGGGAAGGTCTCCTACTGCCGCAAGCCCGCACAAAGGCGGGCTGCGGTGTTCGGACTGAATTGAATCGATCACTCCGCACGTGTCTCGAGAGCGATGAAGCTGCTCTGAGTGTTGCTGCCCTTGTATGGCGTCAGAGCGGAATGCTCCCAAGGCTGACCATCAACTCGCATGGTGAATCGCAGTGCTGTCTGATCCGTCAAGAATTCGACGTGAACAGAAACCGCCTGAGCGATTCCACCCTTGCTGATGGTGATGTACTGCCCAAGGTCTGCCAGAACGATGTCACCGGCAGTTCCTACCGTCGCGTTGAATTCTGTCTCAACGCGAGGGGCAGTCTTGAGCAGCTGAGGAGCCACTCCCGCGATTCCGTCTGCAGGACGATACAGAGCAACTCCAGCAGTCCCGATCGACTGGGACAGGGAGTCCAACTGCGGACCACAATCCTGATTGTGATACCAGGCATAGTTGCCACCGACGAACCGGCGAGCCCACATCTTGTCGATGTTTTCCGCAACGATTGTTCCGGCGGACTGGTTGCTCTCCTTGGTGATCGCCAGCAGGCTCGGAGCATTCATGATCCCCAGAGGCTGGCCAACTCCAGAACCGTTGAAGATCGCATCGCCGAGCATGAAGTTGAACTCATCGCCGACGCATCGAGCAACGTACTGCTCAAGCACGGGGCCTGCGTCTTCGATCAGCTCGTCCGTCAGATAGACGACGACGGCAATCTTCTTCAGTTTCAGGCTGAACTGACGCAGGGCAGGCTTGCTGCTCTGAATCGTTCCAGCTTCCTGAGTCCAGAACGCTTGCAGCCCCCCGTGACGCGAGCCGTTGGCCCGGCTGGTTTCCGCAGACGCCAGGAACGTCATGTTGTTCCCGGCCAGCGTGTACTGGTCCGTGCGGTTCCACAGGTCGTTCGTGTAGACCCGTTCCATGATGGTCGTGTTGAATTCAGGAAGAATCAGCAGACCACCATCAGCACCAACCTGAGTGCTCATCCCTGAGATGGACTTGAGCACCGGCTGCTCAAAATGAGTCTCGTGCTTCTTCTGGAATTCGCCAAAGTTGTCCTTCTCCTTGGCACGATATCCATCACGGATCATCTCACCGAGCGACTTCCACGGACCTCGCTTGTATTCGCGCGGCAGCTTCTTCGGCAGGCTCTTCAGTTGTCCACCAGGACCAGAGGGTCTGGCCACGACAGTCTCTTCCGCCTCCCAATAAGAGTAGGCGCTGCCGTCATTCGAGAGATGCGCATTCGGATGCCCCAAATGCTTCAGGGCTTCCTGAAGGGTCGCACCCTGCTTCTGGAGTTCGTCGATCTTCTTTTCGAGGGTGGCAGTCGCCATGATCAGCCTCTTTGGTTCGAATGGATTAACTGTGTGAATGAACGCGCTGTTGAGTGGTCAGTTGGAATCAGCCCCGCTGATGGGGCAGGTAATCGTTCAGCTTCTTCTGAAGGTCGTTGTACATCTTGGTGATGGCATCGAGCTTCACTTCGAGAGCACTCTTGACATGCCCACGGGCTTCTTTCTCGACTCGACGCATCCCCTTGATGGTGTCATTGAGAATCCGCCGCTGGCGTGGTGTCAGATTCTTGGCAGTAACCAGACTCTTGAGCTTGTACGAGTGACCAACCCACTGGCTTCGATTGAGAATCCCAGATGCCAGGAACGACTTCAGAGCTTCTTCGTCTGGTGTGTCGTTCTTCTCTTCGTCGGACTCCTCTTCGATGAGCGCCGGCTGATCCGGATACTGTGCGGAATACAGCCCCTCGATCGCAGTCAACTGCGTCTTGAGCTGTTCCACCATTTCGACGGCCGCATTCTTGACTTCATCGTTCTCGACGGGAGCAACCGCCGCTTCGATATTCGCAGCAAGCTCCTTGATGCCGACGTGCATGGCCGACAGAACTTGAGCTCCAAGCTTCATAATTGACGGCTCAATCTCGTCGTCATCCTTAGTCTCGTCGTCGTCAATGCCCGGATCATTCTTAAGATCGTCGCCAGTTGCTTCAGGCTCTTCACCCTCCGGATCGACTGTCTTCAGATCCTCTTCGTCGATGTCGTCATTCTTCAGGTCTTCATCGTCCTCCGGAGCTTCCGACTTCGGACGCGATTTGGTGACGGGTTTTCTCTTGAGTGCCATGCCAATCCCCCGAGCGGATTTCTCCGGTACGTACTTCTTCAACGACTTGAGCAACGGAACTGCGAGTTTTTTTCCGAGCAACCGATTGTCGCGAACAGACTTCACCAAGGCTTCCTGATTGCAGCCGATCGCGACGAATGACCACTCGGTGATTTCCCACTCTTCCATCAGGATTCCAACATCGTTTCCCTGATGGGTAATCAGACTGGAAACGATCGGCGTTGGCCGCACTGATGCTGCTTTGATGACTCCCGATGCCACCAGAGAAAAGACCTGATCCGACAAGAGTGTCTTGCCGTGAAAATAGGCCCAGCTAGTGACGGCTTCATCGGTGACCTCGAACGTCAGGTTGCCGTCGGGATCCCCTGCGGATGCAATCGGCAGCGATCCACCTTCTTCTCCGCTGAACCCGTGATCCCAGAGGACCACTGGATTCCTGGCGTAGTTGTCGAACTTGCACCCGGTTGGAATCAGTACATCGCCAACTCGATCAACGGCCGGCGTGCTGATCACCACAGGTCCAACGGCCATTCGTCCTTCGTCCACAGTGAACTCTTGAGGCTCACTGATGAATGCGATGTCATCGGTGTCGGCAACTTTGTAGAACCGCTGCGGACGTGGAGCCCGCCCCGCGAGGATTGCGGAGAGCGCCTGAGGTCCGATCGATTCCGTTGCAGTCTTCATGCAGGGAATGATCAGCAACCCAAGCGAAGGGGTGTAGATCGAACCTCCAGATATCTGGAGGACACATTCAATGTTTCCAGAAGTCAACAATTCGGAATATCACGCGCGGCCCGATCAGGATTCTCAATCCTCGGCCGCTGAATTCACGAAATGTTTGTGAACGCGCTCGGTTCAGCAGGTAGCTTCCTACGACAGAGGGCCGTTAGCACAGTGCGGGTAGAATCAATGAGCGAAAAGACACCGAAGGCCAGAAGGAAATCGAATACCGAAGCACCGGAGAACAACGAGTGCTTCGTGATCATGCCCATTTCGGATCAGGACGGATATGAGTCAGGTCACTTCTCAAGCGTGTACCGAGACTTGATCAAACCATCCTGCGAAGAAGCGGGATTCGTGCCAAAGCGAGCGGACGAGGTCGCTTCGACGAACTGCATTCACGTCGACATTGTGCGCAGACTATTAGATGCACCAATGGCCATTTGCGACCTCAGCTGCAGGAACCCGAACGTCATGTTCGAGCTCGGCATCCGCCAGGCCTTCCAGAAGCCTATAGTCCTGATCTGCGATGAAGAGACCCCTCGAATCTTCGATATCGATCTTATCCGGATTGTTCGATACAGCCGTCAATTGAAATACGCAGATGTCGTGTCATCGCAAAAGCAAATTACGGAAGCTTTGAAGCAGACACATGAAGAGCATGGAAAAACGGGATTCGTGAACTCTGTGGTGGAGTTACTGCAAATCGAGCCTCCAGAGATCCGGGGAGGGGCACCATTTGATTTGTCGATGCTACAAACCATGATTGAGAGAGCGGTCGCTAATGGATTTCAAGAGGCGAGCCCTCAGAGAGTGACTCACCGCCCAAGCGTCGGTAACCCCCCCTTCGGAAATCCAGTCAACAAGCGTACGCGCGTATTGAAAGATTCCATTAAGAGCCAGTTCTCGAATGCCAACATTCTCATCTCGTTAGGTGAATACGATGGCGCACGAAAAGCTCTCGATGACGCAGACTATAGTATTTACAAGTTAATACAGCTTGCGGTCTCTCCTAGCGACCAAGCGAGGGCAGCGGACTTTAGGGATAAGTGTATCGAGTTAAGAGAGGAGATTCATCGTCGGGAAAAGCCCGGTAGTCAACGGTAACTAGCATGGTATTGTTCAACTTCGGGGGATGTGAAGACGAATGGCCCTTCCGCACTCCGGACAGCGTCGGTTTTGCACCGTGTGAGACTTGCCCTGTTCTGTTCCCTGACAGGTACAGAGCACGTTGCAGTTCGGGCAGATCGCAGCCAGCGGATTCGGGAGACGGCCAAACGTCAGATAACGCTTCGCCGGACGCCCTTCATCGCCGGATCCTGATCCAGTCGCAATGCCCACAGCAAACCCCATCAGTTGTTCCCCGCGTTATCAAGGTTCACGTACCGAATCTCGCACACGCATCCCGGGTGAGCCGGTGGACCTGAAGGATGCTCCAGTTCCCAGACAGTTCGAGGTTGACCATGAAGGGCCATGCATGTCTTACACGGACCTGACTGCGACATCCCCGGATTGTTCTGCCACCAGTCGTCGAGAGACTTCCCGACGAACTCGGCAATGCTCCACTCGCCCCCAACAGACTGTCCGCGTGTTACTGCATCGACAGCAATCCGCTCCGTGCGTTCTGGCCCAAAGACTCTGTTGAGGGCGTCCAGAAGCTCCTTTCGCGGGACTGGTTCCGTTGACTCTGATAGGCGGTTCGAGATCGCTTCCAGCTGCGTGTACGTTGTCTCTGTAATCTGACGGGCGAGGGTGGCTGATTGACTTTCCGCCCACACGCGAGCCTGCTTTCTGGACTCTTCCTCTGTTCCTCCGTGGTAGATTGCGGATTCAGAGAAGCAGAGGATCAAGATGATTGCCAAGGCTGCTTCGGTCTCTTCCTTCCACTCTTGCCACTTGGAGGGAGGGATGTTTCGGATGTTCGGTGGGTTCCCCAGGAGACGCAGCGCCTCCTGCTTCTGCCGCTCCGTGAGCTGAGAGAGAGCTGCAGCAGCTTCCTTATCGAGTTGGTCTCTATTGGGGAGTTCCATCGAACGTTAGCCTTGAGTAAATCAGTTCGCCGCGAAACCAGACTTCGGCGATATTCCCATTCCGCACCACATGAACCCCAGGGTGCCAGCTTCTCAATCTGATCTCGAACTGCTCAAACGTTGGACACCGCGAGAACCAAGGTGAGTACCCCAACGAAGGGTGATGAATCCGTTCGCAGGACTCCTCCTCAGCATCACGCTTCTTCAGGTACGACTTGTTCGCCGCTCCCACGATCAGCTTCCGCATTGGTCGACTCCTGTTGCTCCGCCGCCCTCACCATCCGGTCAACTGAGGTCTCTTCGATTCCCAGAGCCAACAGCAACTCCCGAGCGACAACAGGCGATGTAGTCCCGCCGGTGACTCCGTCGAGAACGTCCAGTGCTGCGGTGACCTGTGCTCCGTTCAGGCTGACCGTAGAGGCAATGTTCGTGGCAGTCTCTTCCTCTGGCTGTGTCGCGTCCACTGGCTTCTCGTCTGCCGACTCCAGCATTCGCTGAAACAGATTCGGACGCGGGACAGAGCTTTCTGTTTGCGATGGAGCTGGTGGGAAGTTGACTCCCTGACCAACAATCCGATTCCCACGCTCACCGCCCCAGAGAGGGAGTCCCCGTTCCGCTCGCAGTTCGTCAACTGTCCGAATCCCCCAACTGGCATCATTCGAAAGCTGCCGTTCCTTCAGGTCGACGTCATCAATCGGAGCGGCCTCAATCTCAACAGTGGTCCCCTCCGGGTACTCCAAGATCCACCCATCAGGGTTCACAGGATTAGGACGCCTCGCAGCAAACCAACGGGAGTCCTCTTCGGCCAGCAAATCAAGGATTGGCTGCACGGTCAGGCTGATCCCCTGCTTCAGGCTGGCATAGTACGCAGCAAAGGCCCCGGCCTCTTGGATCCCTGCCATCACTGGAGGAGTCCCCTGCAGAGCGAGCACTGCGTTTCTGGTCTGCTCAAATCCCGAGGAATAATCCATGTCTTTCGGCGTCGTATTGAGCGTGACGATACGACCTGACGGTAGCAACAAGACCTTGCGAGAGTTCGCAGCACCTCCGTACTTCTGCTGGAGTTTCTTCGCGGCTTCGTCAAGTTCGTCCTGATCCGGATCGGTGTCTCCGTCGAATGTGTAGATGAACGATGGCTCGAACCCATTGAGCATCTGAGCGAATCGGGCAATGTTCACCTGGTCGCTGGTGTCAATGAATCGCCCCCCGGCCGCCAGAGGGGAATAGCCGTCATCCTTCAGGATCGGGTGCGGCCAACGGATAATCTGGCACTGCTCAATCGGAATCACACGCCCCACGGCGGAGAAGTATCCCGACATCTCCGTGAAGCCTTGACCATCGACAGGGTTGCGATACCGAGAGCAGGACGGATCAACACGGAACCCACCGCGAGGGAGATCCGGATTCGGCTGAACAGGCTGAGCGACAGCTGTCGGAACCACGTGGCGAGCAACAGTCTTTCCTGCCGCATTGGGAACATTCCAGATGATGCATGTCCCCGTGCTCTGCAGCTGCATGACCTGCTCGTAACGGAACATGGCACCAGACTGCGCTTCGTTCGGGTACTTCTGCAAACGAACAATCAGAGAATCATCGGGCAGGGGGGAAGTTCTCGCGTTGTCCTGACCATACAGGCTTTTGAGCTTGTGCCAGTAAGGACGGTACTGCATCCGTTTCGAAGGATCATTTCTCCACTGCTGTCGCTCGTATTGCCGGTGAGCTTTCCGAGCTGGTCCCGTTGGCCCGGAGTCATCAAAGACGAACACCGTGGCCTGCATCGCCTGAAGGCAGATCGACCTGATGGCGATGTAATTCCAGTCGGTGACGTGTTCGGCTTCGGCGCGATGGTCAGAAGCCCATGCACCAGGCTGGTTGCGTAAGAGAGCCGCCTGAAGGCTTGTTCCGACTCCCCAGCGTTTCTTTTCCTGCTGCTGAGGCGACGCGGCAGCTTTCGACGTTGTGGCCTGCGTACGCCGTGCCTTCGATCGGTTTCGTTTGCGAGCCATTGTCGGAATCCAGACACAGAACAGGCGGATCACTCCCGC